GGGGGCGGCGGGGGCGGGCCGCGGCGGGGGCGGGGGGGGGGGGGGGCCCTGCCTTGCGCAAGGGCGGAAGAGCCAATGCAACAGCGAGCGAAGGAAGGGAGGAAACACGATGAAAAGCAGCAAGCTTCCCGTGCCCAGCGAATCGGTGGAGCAGCAAAGGCTGTTCCAGTGGGCCAGAATGGCGCAGGGGCGGTACCCGGAGCTCAGATGGCTGTATCATGTGCCCAACGAGGGCAAGCGGACGCGGACCACCGGTGCACGCCTTGCGGCGGAGGGACTGAAAAGAGGCGTGCCGGACCTGTGCCTGCCGGTAGCAAGGCAGGGATGCCACGGGCTGTACATCGAGCTTAAGGCCATTCGTGGCGGGAGGCTTAGCCCGGAGCAGGTGGAATGGCTGGACGCGCTGACACGGCAGGGATACATGGCAGCCTGCTGCAAGGGCTGGGAGGAAGCGGCGGAGATGATCGTGGGGTATCTACGGGCGGATGCGCCGGCGGCTGAAAGCGGGGATGATCCCATCGAAAGGGAGGCGGGGGCATGAAAACGCGAAAGCGAAGGGCCCAAGACGCAGGGAGAGAAGAACAGCAAGGTACGAGCGGCACTCAACGACTGGAGGCGGAATTTGTGCAGTATCGCGCCATGCGACAGGAGATCGCGGCCCTGCGGCGCCAGCGTGCCGCATTGTATGTCACAGACACGGTGCGGGCAAGCGGCAGCGAACATCCCTATCTTGCCCATACCGTCGCAATCGCCGGCAAGGACCAGCGGCTTACACGGAGGATCGACGCGCGCATCGAGCGTTTGCGCCGACGGTGTGAAGCCGTGGAAAACACCATCGTGGCGGAGGAGGACAGCCGCGACCGCCTGGTGCTGTCGCTACGCTATCTGGAGGGGTCGAGCTGGCGGGAAATCGGCCAGCGAATGGGAACGGGCGAAGATGCCGCGCGAAAGCGCGCCGAACGTTTTTTTGTGCGTTCTCAGAAATCCGAGGGAAAGAACACGGGAAGTTCAAAATAATTTTTTAGCATGCCCGTTTTTTCCGCCAATTCCGGTTTTGATGGTTTATCATTTAGACTAAGCCAGGTGGGAGAAGGCGGCGCTTCCATCGGACGGCTCCATTCCACCGGCTCCTCTTTTTGAGCCGGTGGAACCAAAAGAGCGACCCGGAGAGGGCCGCTCTTTGTATATGTTTGTGCGATCCACGTTACGACCGCCCGAACAGGTTGCGAAGTGCATCCTGAAGCACCTGCGAGCAGTTGACACCCCGCTGATCGGCCAGCGTAGCCATCCATGCGGGAAGGGATACATTCTTGCGAACGGCATGTGTATCGGTTTCCATGCGGTATTTGAGAGTATCCACGCTGATGAGCGCATGCACCACGCCGGGCTCATCCTCAAAAGCCTCCGGAGGACGCGGAGCGGGTAGTGGCTGCCGCTCGTCCTCCAGCACGCACAGACAGCCCGCGAGCGCGTCCTGGATGTTGTCGAGGGTTTCGGGCAGGTCGCGGCCTGTGGTTACGCAGCCGGGAACATCTGGAATACGGGCATAGTAACCAGAGCTATTTTCTTGCGGAGTCAAAGCGGCTGTATAAATCATGCGCATGACCATTTCCTCCATAATCGATCGTTACTGTTTGAATTTATGTATGCTATTTTTAAGGCGTCATCCTCTGGGTTTGGATTATCTGTCTAATAGACCGGCTTCCTTGAGGATGTAGCGCGCGTCGTTTTCGTCAAAATCATGGCGCTTGACCGGGATGGTGAGCTTTGTTTGCGGGTTGTAGTAGATATCATGATTGGCGCCTTTGCGCTTTAGCTGGTAGCCGTTGCGCTCCAGCCGGCGGATGGTTTCCCGCCTGGGATTCATTGTATCACCCCTTCCCAAAAATTATTATACACAAAAATACACAAAAGTCAATGTAAATATGCGAAACATCATAACAGCGCGGGAGGTGAACGCGGATGCTTACGGACAGACAGGAGCGATTTTGCCAAGAGTACCTGATCGACCTGAACGCGACGCAGGCCTATATCCGGGCAGGATACAGCGCCAGGACCGCGCACAACTGTGCTTCACGCCTGATGGCAAAAGCTGGCGTTCGCGCGCGCATAGACGAACTAATGGCCGTGCGGTCGCGCCGGACGGGGGTTACGCAGGAACGGGTGGTGCGCGAGCTGGCGCGGATCGCGTTTGTGGACCCGACGCAGGCCATCGACTTTGAATGTGCAGGTTTGCGTGAGGACGCCGAAGCGGATGACCGGGCGGCGCTGATGAGCGTAAGGGTGAAAAGCGGGGACGACTTTACTGAACGCGAGGTGCGTCTGTACGACAAGGTGCGTGCGCTGGAGTTGCTGGGCAAGCACCTCGGCATGTTTACGGAGAAGGTGGAGCTGAGCGGAGAGCGGGTGCGGATTGTGGATGACGTGCCGGAGGCGGCGCGAGATGGATAAAGAACGGGCATGTGAACCGCAGCATTTACAGGGATGGACAGACATTCGCCTCACCAGCCTGATCGCGCCATGCTTCTGGCGCGTGCACGCCGATATCCGCCGCGGTGGTCACGCCGAATACTGGCTGACGGGCGGGCGCGGGAGCGGAAAAAGCAGCTTTGTGAGCATCGAGATCCTGCTGGGACTGATGCGGGATGAGCAGGCAAACGCGCTGATCTACCGCAAGGTGGCCGATACCCTGCGCGACAGCGTTTATGCGCAAATGCTGTGGGCCATTGACCGGCTGGGCGTTGCGGAGGAATGGCAGGCGAAGATCAGCCCCATGGAACTGCTATATAGGCCTACGGGGCAGCGGGTGCTGTTTCGCGGCGCGGATGACCCGCAGAAAAGCAAGGGTATCAAGTTGAAAGAAGGTTTTTTCAAATACCTGTGGTTCGAGGAACTAAGCGAATTCAGAAACCGGGACGCCATCCGCACGATCAAGGCGAGCGTAATCCGCGGGGCGAAGGCAGTGACGCTATATACCTACAATCCGCCGCGCAGCGCGAGAGAATGGGTCAACAAGGAGGCGCTGGTACCCAGGGAGGGCCGCATGCGGCATCACAGCGACTATCGCGGCATGCCGCCGGAATGGCTGGGTGATTCGTTTCTGGCGGAGGCGGAGGCACTGCGCCTGAGCGACGAAACCGCATGGCGGCATATGTACCTGGGCGAGGTCACGGGTACTGGCGGGCAGGTGTTTGAAAACCTCAAGCTAAGACCGGTCCTGCCGGAGGAATGGCATGGCTTCCCTACCTACTGCGGGTTGGACTTCGGCTTTGCGGCTGACCCGGACGCCTTTGTGCGCTGTGCCTATGACCGAAAGCGGCGCAGGTTGTATGTAGTGGATGAGTTTGCCTCGACGGGGCTTCTTACGGACCGGCTGGCGCGCGAGGTGCGCGCGCGGTGCGGCCCGGATTTGACCACCTGCGACAGCGCGGAGCCGCGTAGCATTGCCCAACTTCGGGCGCTGGGCCTGCGTGTGACGGCTGCCAGAAAGGGGCCGGACAGTGTGGAGCACGGTCTGAAATGGCTGCAAACGCGATGGGAGATCGTGATCGACCCGGAGAGATGCCCGTTTGCCGCAAGGGAATTTGCCCAGTACGAATATGACCGCGACCGGGAGGACAGGGTACTCCCCCGATACCCCGACCACGACAACCACACCATTGATGCGGTGCGCTATGCTATGGAAAGCGTGAGCGGGATGCGTCAGGCCATCGTGCCGCGATAAAAAACGGTTAGGGACTAGATCAAGCGAACCGCGCGCCGGTTGTCTGCACAGCGTGGGCCGCCCGAAGGGCGGAACGTGCGAACCATCACCACCACGAGGAGGAAGCAAATGCTGACTATTGACAGGGAGCTGCTTGATGCGGACGGGCTACCCCGGACGGATACACTGGAAGCCATTCTCAGGGAGCACGACCATCAGCGTGAAAGGCTGGTGCGCCTGCATGGCATGTATGCTCGCGAGCACAGCATTATGAGGCGCACAAGGCTCAAGGGGCTGCCCAACAACCGTCTGGTGCATGACCTACCCGGTTACATCGCCACGATGGCAGCGGGATACCTGGTGGGCAATCCCGTCAGGTATACAGCGGCGGAGGGACAGGAGGAGGCGTTTACGCCGGTACTGGAGGCCTATGAAGCCGCCAGTGTGGAGAGCGTGGACGCGGAGCTGGCGATGGATGCGGCCGTATACGGCAAGGCGGCGGAGGTGTGCTATGCGGATGCCGAAGCGCGGCCCCGCGTTGCACAGTTGGATGCGCGCAGCGCGTTTGTGGTGTATGACGATACGGTGGAACACGCGCCCTTGCTGGGAATCACCCGGCGGGATACCTTTGACGCGCGGCTTGAGCGCACCGGCGAAGAAGTGACGCTCTATACCGACCGGCTGATCGTGCATATGAGACGTACAAGCCGCGAGACGCCACGCGAGACCATGCGTGAGGCGCATTACTTCGGCGGGGTGCCCGTGGTGGAATACTGGAACAACGCCCGCGAAGAGGGTGATTTTGAGCCGGTGATGGGCCTGATCGATGCATACGACACGCTTCAGAGCGACCGCGTCAACGACAAGCAGCAGTTCACCGACGCGGTGTTCGTGCTCAAGGGCGTGGGCGCGCTGGGCGTGGACGACACGGAGGAAGAGACGGTGGACGCAGACGGGACAGCAACCGCTGCCGGAGCAGCAGGCAAGGAGGCGGAGGACCCCAGCGTGCGCCTGCGGCGGACGCGGACGCTGTTTCTGCCGGGCGATGGCGCCGACGCGCAGTTCGTGACCAAACCCGATGCCGAGAGCGGCAACGAGCTGCTGCGGATGAGCCTCAAAAGCGACATCCACAAGCTGTGCCTGGTGCCCGACCTCACCGACGAGCAATTCGCCGGGAACGTCAGCGGCGTGGCCATGCGCTTCAAGCTCCTCGGTCTGGAGCAACTGACCAAAATCAAGGAACGCTGGTTCCGGGAGGGACTGCGCACGCGGCTTCGGCTGTTCTGCGCGTTTCTTGCGCGCAAGGGTACGGCGGCATTGAATGCGGAAAAGGTGCAGATCACGTTTTCCAGGTCGTTGCCGGTTAATGATCTGGAGATTGCCCAGACGCTGGCAACCTATCAGGGCATGGTGCCCGAAAAGCTGCTTTTGGCGCAGGTACCCTTCGTGGAGGATGCGGAGGCTGCCGGGAAATTGCTGAACAGGGAACGGGCGGAGGCCGCTGGCAGGCAACGGGAAGCGTTCGAAATAACGCCATTCAGGAAGGATGCTGGTGAAGATGATCAGGGGCGCGAAGGCTGACAGCCCGCGCCTTTGTCATACCCGGACCCGCGGGGATCAGCGGGGAAGAAGCCGACGGGCGTAAAACGAGGAGGAACCATGAAACAATTTGCAGTATTGTACCGCGCTGCAGGCGGTGAGGGTGGCGCAGGAATGCAGGCCCCAGAGGGAGAGGCTTCGCAGGGGCAGATCACACGGGAACAGACTGTCCAGGAAGCAGGTGTGCGGGAGGAACGGACCTTTACGCAGGCGGATGTGGACCGAATCGTGCAGCAGACCATCGCGCGGGAGCGGAAGCGAAGCGACGCGGCCGTGGCTACCGCACGCACGGAAGCCGAGCGATTGGCGGGGATGAGCGCCGAGCAAAGGCTGGAGCATGAACGTCAGGAGCGCGAGCGGACGCTGGCGGAGCGTGAAGCGGCCGTACAGCGGCGGGAGCTGCGCGCGCAGGCGCTGGAAACGCTGGCACAACGCGGCCTGCCCGGAGAGCTGGCAGGTGTGTTGAGCTACGAAAGCGCCGAGGCGTGCAACGAAAGCATTGCCAACGCAGAAAAGGCGTTTCGTGCGGCTGTAAAGCGTGGTGTGGATGAACGCATGAAGGGTGTTCCCCCCAAGAGCGGTACGGGCGAGACAGAAAGCACGCTGCTGTCGCAAATGCGCGCAGCGGCCGGGCTGAAAAAGTAGCAAGCCGCTTTCCTTCACAGCACGGGCCGCCCAAAGAGCGGAACGTGCGAACCCAACACAAGGACGGCAGAACCCGCGCGACAGCGAGCGTAGGGTGAGGATGGGACTCGCCCGAAAGCGAGCGGCGACCGCGCCGGTTGCCTGCACAGCGCGGGCCACGCCGCAGGAGCGGAACGTGCGAACCCAACACAAGGAGGAGATTTAGAAAATGGCAAACCAGATCGCACTTTTCAAGGCATGTGTGCCCATTCTGGACGAGGTGTACAAGGAGGCGAGCAAGACAGCCATGCTGGACGGCGCGCCGGATCTGGCGCGGGCGGGGGCAAACGCCAACGAGCTGATCATTCCCAAGCTGGACATGCAGGGCCTTGGAGACTATAACCGCAACAGCGGCTATGTGGATGGCGACGTGACGCTGACCAACCAGACCGTGACCTGCAACTTCGACCGCGGCCGCATGTTCACCGTGGACGCGATGGATGACATGGAAAGCGCAGGCCTTGCTTTTGGCCGTCTGGCTGGTGAGTTTATCCGCACGAAGGTGGCGCCCGAAGTGGATGCTTTCCGCTTTGCGTGTTACGCGGCAGCGCCGGGCATCAGCACGACAACGGGAGCGACGCTGTCCGATGGGGCTGGGGTGGTAGCCGCGCTGCGTGCCGCCGCAACGAAGATGGACGAGGACGAAGTGCCCATGGAGGGGCGTCTGCTGTTCATCACGCCGACGCTGCTCGGTCTGGTGCAGGACATGGACACCACCAAGAGCCGCGAGGTCCTGGCACGCTTCGAGAGCGTCACGACGGTGCCTCAGACCCGCTTCTATACCGCCATCGAGCAGCTTTCCGGCAAGCCCGCTGCCGGCGAGGAGGGGCAGGACGAAACGGCCGGCGGCTACCGTAAGGCGGCGGCAGGCAAGGACATCAACTTCCTGGTCATCCATCGCGGCGCGCCCATTCAGTTCACCAAGCATCTGGCTCCCAAGGTCATCCAGCCCGAACAGAACCAGAATGCGGATGCGTGGAAGTTCGGTTACCGCATGGTGTGTATCGCCGACGTCTACGAGAACAAGGCCGCGGGCATCTATCTGCACGCCAAGGCGTAAGCGGAAAGGAGCGCGGCAGATGGGACGTGTCGTGGGCAAAGTATATCCCATGGAGGCCGCGGAGCCGGAGGCGCAGCGAGCAGCGGGTGGGAATGGGACCTGCCCGGAAACGACCGGCAGCCAGTCCGGTAAGCCGCATCGCATGTCCGCCTCCGGCATCCATGCGAAAAAGGAGGGCGGAAAGCGTGTCGCTGGAAAAGCTGAAAAGAAGGCTTAATGTGACGGATACGGACCGGGATGCGCTGCTTGGCGACCTGCTGGAGGATGCGGAGGCGTTTGTGCTGGGATATACCGGCCGAAAGAGCATGCTGGACGAGCTGAAGGGGGTTGTGGTGGAGCTGGCGGCCGCCAGCTATAACCTGCTGGGACTGGAGGGCGCCGCAAGCCATGCCGAGGGCGGCGTGAGCGCGACGGTGGACCTGCTGCCCAAGCAGATGAAAGCGCAGCTGGATATGTACAGGATCGCAAAGGTGGGATAGCATGCTGCAAAGAGCAAGGATGCGGGCGGTATGCGTCAAGCAGCCGCTGCCGGGACATGGCGGGCATGCCTTTGCGGCGGAGGGAACGACGCTTTTGGCCGACGTGCAACCGATGAGCGGCGACATGCCACAGCGGATGTACGGCCTTGAACCAGGGCAGATGCGGCGCGTGCTGTGTGAGCGGGACGCGCCCATCCTGCCCGGTGACGGTGTGTGCGTGGAGGTACCGCCGGAAAGCGAACCGGACTTTCGTGTGGTCTATGCGGCAAAGTGGAGCCGTCACACGGATGTGCATCTGCGCTTCATCCCGGAAGCTGAAAGGGGTGCGGACCTGTGATCAGGATAAGCGTGGAAGGGCTGTCAGCGGTGGAACAGGCGCTGTCTTCGCTGGGGGAAGACATGATCCCCAATGTGACGGAAGGAATGGAACAGGGACTTGCGCGGGTAGTCCGCGAAGCAAAAAAGCTATGCCCGGTCGATACGGGCGAGCTGAGAGGTTCGATTCGCGCTGAGGTCAATAAAGATGCGTCTGCTGTGACCGGGACGGTAGGAAGCAGCAAGGAGTACGCCGTGTACGTGGAGATGGGCACCGGGGACAAAGGTCGCGAGAGCGGAGGCAACGGTTCCCCGGTGAAGGCGAGCTACCGCACGGGCGGGTGGTTTGTACCGCTGAAAAAGACCGAGATGATCGAGGACACGATTGTGAAAGAGTCAAACGGTTTTTGGACAACCGGTCAACCCGCCCGCCCCTACCTGTGGCCCGCGTGGAAGGCAAACCGGGAAAAAGTGCTTGCGTCTATCCGCAGGGCGGTGCTCAAGGGGGTACGCGGCGGTGGCTGACGTATTGTGGGCAGAAGAACAGGCGCGGATTCTCACCGCGCTGGGGCGCATTGAGGGCATCGAGGCGACAACGGCATGGCCGCGTGAGCCGCCGCGTAAGCCGGTCGCGCTGGTGACGCTGGCGGGCGAAACCACCACGGACCGAAGGGACGACCACAGATACCTGACCGAGCTGGAGTACTATGTGCGCGTGTTCGCGGCCAAAAGCGCAGACATGCGCCGGGTGTGCAGCGCTGTTGACGACGCCATGAGCGTCCTGGGCTACGAGCTGACCTTCCGCTGGGAGGAACCGGGCGAGGGCTGGCGTCAGACGGCAATGCGGTACAGGATCTATCTTTGACGCAAGCGGATACCAGAAAAATAATGGGCACATTGCGTGCGGCCCTTTCGCTGCCGCACGTGCGCGGCCTACCGCCACAGCGAGCGGTCAAAGGGCAGGGACCCTTTGACGTAAGCGAGCGGATACCAAGAAATGAAGGAGGGGAAGCGCGGGCGGCCGCTCACGGCGGCCGCACGTGCGAAGCAACTTTTTTCCGCAAAAACGGTTGACAAGGCGAAAAGATGGTGCTATCATTCCTGCAAGCAACGCAGAAGGAGGCAGAGCCGGTATGAAAGCAGCACGCATGGACCACAGCTCCGCCTATTACTTTACCTTTAGCTTTACGTTTGCGCGTAAGGCTCTTTTGCGTTGTGCTGTGTGAGGAAGAGGAAAAAGGGTTTCCACCCCCCCCCCCCCCGCCCCCCCCGCGGCGGGGGCGGGGGCGGGCGGGAGGGCGGGGGCGGCGGTCCCCATGATCGTGATTCTCAAGAAGCATCCCGATGAAAAGCAGCTGAACAACCTGATGGCCTGGCTCAAGAGCCTGAACATCGCCATTCATCCCTCCGAGGGCGCCACGCATCTGGTGCTGGGACTGGTGGGGGATACCTCGGTGGTGGACATCGACCTTTTGCGGGCGCTGGACATCGTCGAGGACGTCAAGCGCGTGCAGGAGCCCTACAAGAACGCCAACCGCAAGTTCCACGAGGAGGACAGCGTCATCCCCGTGGGGAACACGCAGGTGGGCGGCGGCGTGTTTTCCGTGATCGCCGGGCCGTGCAGCATCGAAAGCGAGGAGCAGGTGTGCCTGATCGCCGCGGCGGGGGAGGCCGCGGGGGGGGGGGGCGGGCGGCGG